GGAACTCTTAAATCTGTTTCATTTTTAATATTATTAAAACCATTTATTGGAAAATCTCCTGGATACGATGAAATAATTTCAATTTGATTTTCCATTGGCGTTCCACTTGCCTCAGCTGATATAAACTTGAGAGTTGAAGTGTTTGTTGATGTGGATATAATTGTTGTTGTAACAACATCACTATTAAAAGTGATATTATCTATGCCATTATCTATAGACCAACCACCTAATTCAGATGTTTCATCAAAAATATTCATAACAACACATTCAACATTTCCACTATCTTCACACTCTATCCATATTTCAATTGTATCAGAAACACTTTTAGCCATAAAATAAATTTCATCGTCAAAATCATGACTATATGAAAAATTATCGCTTTTCAATTGAATATTAGAAATGGCACCAACTATACTATAAGAGTCAATAGTTAATTGAACTTCTACAAATGCTTTATTCCCGCTTGTTTGTTCTAAAAATAAACCAATTTTTAAATTTGTTATATCCGTTGAAATATTAGAAATTGTTAGTAATTTCTTAGCTGGATTTGCAGAAGTTGTTGAAACGGTAAAGGAATTTTTTAAATACCTAATACTATGTTTTTGTAAATCTTTCAAATATTCAATACGATTAGTTAAATCTTGATGTGGTTCATTTGCTTTTTTACCAGCTCCACCTTCAACATAATCAGTAGTTTCTAATTGATAAATTCCAGCCCATGAACTTGTAGGAGTTAAATCAGCCATTGTTATACCTCAACTGTAATTTTCCAAGTTCCCTCAATAGAAACTTCACTATCTTTTTCAATAGGATATGTTTTTGATGGGTTTCGTGAAACAGCAGAAAATAACACTCCCGAACCAGTCGAAAGCCCAAATTGCCAAATATCATACCCATTAAATTCAGAAGTTGAAAGTTTAAAAACAAATGTTGCAACATTACCAGAAACTGATTTAGTAACATCAGTTGTTGTAAAAGTGTGACCAGCTAAAACAGTTGTGGCAGTAGATGTTATAGCTGTATTATCATCACCAACAATTACACTATTTATTTCAAAACTACTATCACCAGCCAATAAACCAGCAGTAATATCTTCAGCTTTATCCAATATTAAATTGTGCATTTCCTCATTAATAATTTTTCCATTTCTCTTAATAACAAGAGATACTTCACCCTTTGATTTTTTCATATCTAATTTTTCATTAAAATTCATTTTTATACCTCATTTATATTTACTTAAATATCAGCTGTTATAACCCATGTGCCTTCAACATCCATATCACTATCTTTTGAAATTGTTGGTGGCGAACCTAATGATTGTCTTGACAATATTGAAAATAATTGATTATCTGTTGTCATTAACCCAAATTGCCAAATATCATATCCATTAAATTCAGAAGTTGAAAGAGTGAAAGGAATAGAAACTTGACCAGCTGTTACGGTTATAGTTCCAACACTATTTGAATAAGTGTTGCCACCTAAAGAAGTTGTATCTTTATTGGTTGTGTTTACATTATTGTCGCCAACAATAAATTTAGTTATACCAGAAACACCGCTTGTGGCTAATAAACCAGCAGTAATCAAACCAGCTTGATTAACTATTAAATTATGGCTTTCTTCATGTAACAATTTACCATTTTTCTTATATTTTATATCTACATAACCTTTCATATTTTATCCTTTACAAAAATGATTCGTTTATATCTGGGTTTGTTGTATGGTGATAAGTTATATCCATTGTTTCGATAGCATATCCACGTTCTGAAGTATATTGAATGTCGGCATCATATGTTTGTTTTGCATCATAATAATTCATTGCACTAAATTTTTCTTCAATTAATGGTCGAGCTTCTAATTCTAATGTTTCAGTTGAGGTGTATGTTGATGTTTCTTCTAACAATGGATTAATAGAAACATTTAATAATTCGCTCATGGCATCTAATTCTAATGTTTCTTCAAATAATACTTTATAAACCCAAATCATCCAAAAACCTGTTGGTGTATATTTTTCAACTAATGATTGTATCATATACCTATCTTCATCATCTATTTCAATTCGGTAAGTATAAGGTCTATCATACGGAGTTATTTTACTAACAAAAACATTATATTGAGAATGCCAATACTCTTCATGTTCTGATAAAGTATATTCAACACCATCTGTTACACCAGCACCGCCATTAACAGAAAACTTTGTTAAATATCTCAAAATAACATCAAAACTATAAGCCTTACCTTTATTTTGATATAGCAATTTTGAAAGAGTTAAGAATAATCTTTTTGTTTCTTCACCATCTTCTGTGTCTGGTATTTTAATTTCATTTGAATCTATCATTTGAACACAATATTGATTCCAAGCTTCATCTAAAAATCTATCAAACATTTCATTTGCGTTTGAGTTTCTATCAAAATTCAATGCTTCAATAGTATAATTTTCATCCATGAAATCAATATAACTATGCAGAAATTCAATGAAATAAGGATATCTTTTAAATATATATGCAGATACCTTAGAATCTATGATGTGTCTTATTTTCTTTAAAAATGATATACTCATTATTTTTCCTTAAATATAATTTATTCCAGTATCTTGATATTCTGAATTATTTACCAATTCTTCATAGTCCAAAAACATATCTAACTGTGCATTAACTTTTTCATAATTAGAAGTCTCAAACAATAATTCTAAAAATGTATCATTAAAAGTATATTCAAATTCAATGTATCCCGTTTCATAATTTACAGTTCCAATAATTGCTCCAGAACTATTTTTTATTGAACCTAGACCATCATCATAAATTCCTAAGGTATCATTAGAAACTATTGATTGTTCTTCTAATGCAGTGCCTATTCTAGCCACAACAGATTGATATAAATTTATAATAGTAGCAGTTTTTGAATTATTTGTGTCTGTGAGTATTTCACCATCAATAAATGAACCAGAATAAGAACCTCTTTCAACTATAATGGTATCTTTTGTTTCATTAACTTCAACAATCGTTGCACTTGTTCCAGAAGTTGCACCAGCTATTATATGACCAACTTCAAAAAATTCAATATTATCATCTATAGCTATTCTAATTCTGGGTTTATAAATTCTCAAAACATTTGTATAACTAACTCTACAATAATCAACATAGCTAAATGATTTAATAAATGCTATAAACTCGGTTAAGTTAAATGAATTATCATAACCAACCATTTCTTCTAAATGAGCGTTTAAAGCATCTCTAAATTCAGATTCTTCAACATTCAAGTCTGATATCAATTTTACATCTAATTTATTTTTAATATACCAAACATGAGAATGTTTGAATTTACCAAATGTTTGCATATATTTAAAAGGCTTGAAAAAGTCTTTTATTTGTTGTTGTTCTGCTAAAGTCATTAAAGTGTATCTATTAGCCATGGATACACTTGTATCACGTCTAAGCCCTCCAAACATATAGTAACCTAAGTTTCTCTTACTCTCATTTGTTAATAGCTCTGTTGGGTTCTCATACTCTCTATCAACATAATCTTTATGAGAAGAATATATAAACATATCTTCAAAAACACTATATAATGAAAATGACTTAATTTTAATATTATAATCTTCTTCTGTAACAGCTCGCCCACTAGCAGAATAAAATAAAGGTGCATTATTAACTATGGAATTTGAACTTTCTTCGTCTAATCCATCTTGCAATACATTATTATTTAATGATATAGTAATTTTATCACTATTAGAAAATGAAGTTGAAAAAACTAATTGTGTCGAGTATGAATAGCCATTATATGTAGCACCATTAGTTTTTAGATATTGAATAAGAATTGTATCACCAGAAACTGGTTTTTGAAACATTCCACCATCTTTATCAAAATGGACTTTGAATGTTTCAAAATACTTGATAAAATAATTTTTTGCATCTGTATAGTTAATATCATCATATACAGAAGTCCATAAACTTGTAACACTAGAATGTGTAACATAAACATAAAATTTATCCCAATCAACAGTTTCCTTATCATCCAATTCTATAGTTTCAAAATCGGAACCATCAGAAGTTTTTGTTTCTTCTATCCATTCACCTTCATAAAGTGTTAATGTTACATCCTCTCCAGCACCAATCGTTACATCTGAATCTAAATAAACAAGTTTGATTTCTCCCATTTGAAGAGCTGTATATTTTTGAATAATAACATTTGATGTATGCGTATTCGTAAAAATAATTTCAATAAATGGTGCTGATTTTCTTCTTGGTAAATAATTCAATTGATAGGCATGTTTTAATATATTTGCCTCTTTTTGTGAAGTAGAAATGAATAATTCATTAGCAACAAAATTCAAAACTGCTCCTATATATGAAATAACATAAGACATGATATTTAACCAATTTGATATTCCAGAGCCTTCAAAATTATAATCCGTTAATGTTGTTTCATTCTTCAAAAAAGTTTTTAAATTTGACTTAATCGAAGAATAATCCAATTCATAAAAATTTTTATATGACATTCTTAACCTCTATTGTATACTTTCTAAAGTTATATTAAATTCTGTTTCGATATTTATTCTAACAATATTTACTTTAATAGAAATATAGTAAGTATATTCCTCTTGAACTGGATTTATACTAATTGATATTATTCTTATTCTAGGCTCCCAATTATTTAAAGCTGATGTTATATCCTCTTTCATTCCAATTGTTGTTATATTACTCATTTTTTGCATAAGAGTTTCAAACAATTTTGAGCCGTATGTAGGCATCTCTTCACGTTCACCTATTCTTGTTAATAGAATATCAATTAAAGATTGTTCAATAGCTTTAATATCCGTCTTAATATCAATATCATTATATAAATTTCTTTTCATGCCCATATCCAAATCCAAATAATCCGTCATTTATTCCTCCATACCACTCGACAACCAATTTATTTGTCCAGTTGTTTCAGCGTTTGTGATTTTATTAAATAGTTTCACTTTAAATTTAGTTTTTGAGCGATACACTATTTCATATTTTAATTCATCATCTAATGGTGATATAACAAGCATAGGCAACACTGGATAAGTGAAACCATATGAAACTATACTCCCACCTAATTCAACGCTTATATCACCAGATTTAACAATATTTGGTATAGAAACACTATAAGAAAATGCTGTTACTGTTGGAAATTTAAAAACACTTTCATTTATCATTTCCAACTTAAATTGAAAATATCTACATGTATAATTTTGAGCTGAATCATAAGTTTGCCATTGAGACCATGTTATATTATCATCACTTGTTCTAATATAGATACTTAAAGATGATTGTGATGTAGTTTCATATTCCAATATTAAATTAGGTTTAAATGTCATTTTTTTCAGAACATCTTCTACTTTTGTAATATAATGACCACAATTTGTAAATCTAAAAAATACTCTTGTTGTCTCAATTTCACTACTTTCAACCAACTCTAATCCTGTAAATCTTTCAACCTTAATAATGGCTACTATTGATGGATTAGTTAGAAAGGGATTGCTCAATTTTTAACCTCCACTTATTTGTTTTAAAATTATCATCAATTTCATTATCATTGGTGATAACTTCTATATTACCTAGAGGTTCATTTAATAAAATAGTGGAAGTCCAACATAAAAAACCCAATTTTCTACATTCACCATAAATGTATTCTCGCAATTCATCACCTCTACTATCATTATGACAATAATTAAGAGCAAAAACATCAAATGTATAATTTTCTCTTAAAGTTTTTAATTGCTCAACAACTTGATTATTCCATTCAACGGTGTCTGGGTCTGTTATTGGTTCATAAATATCGGTTTCCCAATTATAATCAGATAAAAAACTTTCAAACATAACATATTCACATGAGGCTATAATATCTTCTAAAATAGAAAACCCTCGATTTGAACAAAATAAAGTTGAGGGATATAAAGCTTTCAAATCATTTATCATATCAGAAAAAGCGTTTTGAAAAGCTGATGAAGGATATACATCAACTGTATCAACTGTATCCATAAATATACCATCACATTGCAATCCTTTATTTGTATATGTTATTTTAACAGTATCACCAGCAGATAAAGAAACTGAAGAGCCATCTAAAGTAAACCTAAAAGTTCCTAATTTATCATCAAGTGTATATTCAACACCATATTCAAATGTATAACTTTCATCAGAAGTCATAACAATAATATCTTCACCAGAATCAATAGGAAAATGAGCCACTCTACAAACTGGTAAAATTTCTGATGTATCATCATCTTCCCACTCCAATATATTACAAACTTCTTTTGTATAATTCGTTGCTTCACCTAATACAACTTTCATATAAAAATCTTCAATTCTTTGTTGCCAACTAGGTTGTAATGGATTAATATAATAACTAGCCCAAATTCCATTTTCATCAGGAAAATCAGTTGTTTCTATTGTAAAATCTTGTCCCCAACAATCAACAGCTTGTTTATATTGTGTGCAACCCTCATGTAGTGGGTGATAATCGGGGCAATTTGAATTACTACAACCTGTTTCAGCGGTTCTTTCCCAATAATCAGATTTATCATGACCACCACCACAAGAGCCACCCTCCATTTGTGTTTTATATCCATCACGCCAATCATTCCAACAAACTTTTGAGCAACGCCCAACATCAGTTAAATAATTTGGATTACTTTTTGCACAAGACTTTATACCAAACATTCTTTGATTATCGTATTCACATTCTGAAACTTCACCATATTCATTACCACCCTTACAATAATAACTAGCATAACCACCAACACCTAAACCATCGCCTATATATGGAACATGCTCGGAATTAGGGTCATAGATATCTGCTATTGTGCTATCTTCTTCGCCAAATGATATATAACCTAATACAATAATACCAAGAGATTGCAACTCTATTACTTGATTTCTAGTTAATGCAAATGGGTCTATAATCACAATATCATACTGTTTTAAGATATCCATTCTTCCAGTTGAATAATAAACACAATATGTTGGCACTCTTGCAAACGTTTTTAATTTAGTTAAATTTACATTTGATACTGGAACAGATAAATCTTTTAAATTATTTTCTGGTGTGTCACAAACAATATTTTGATTTTCAATTCTCATATTTAAAGCATTATATGGTGGAACTTGAGATTTATTTGTATTAATGACAACATTTTCTTCTTGCAATGAATACATAACAGTTTGATTATATGAGATAGAAGAAAAAACAATATATTTTGTATCATCTTCGCAATTCAATTTTATAGAATGTGTATCATCGGTTAAACCAGAAATTGTTATATCAACATAAAAACCACCTCCAGTATCATCATGACAATCAACATATTGTTTAAATACATTATCAACATATACACCTATTCTACCCCACCCATACTCTTTTTGTATTCGTAATACAAACTCTGAACTATTAATTGTTAATGTTGTATATTCATTGAGGGTATCAGTATAATGCCTTGTTTCTCCACCATCTTCATCAAATGACCAATTAGAACCAACATAGTTAAAAAGTGTATTTGTATCATCAATTAAAAATGTTGTTTCATGCGAAATAGAACCATTTTCATCTTGTATTTCATAAGAAACTTCAAGCGTTAAAGCTTCTAATCCAGAAACATGATTAAATGGGTCAAAATCAAATTTCATTTTTTGTAGAGATGAAGCCATCGTTGATAAATTTGATAAATTCAAATCTGGTATAAAATCATTTGTTTCATTTTTCAAAAGATATGGATATTTAACATGTAAATTTTTAATATCGCTAGTTCCAATATTTTTAAAATTTAATTCTAAAATATCAGGTTGTTCTTCAGCTATTAAAATCCATGCTTCTTTATCTCTTTGATATGATAATTCTCCATCAACTAAACTATTGTTACAACCTTTAGCACCACTAACTGCGAAATACCCAGCGTTACCTCTCTCAGTATTATTACAATAAACTTCTATTGTATGTTCAATATCTTCTAAATTATCAGCTAGAACAAAGTCAACATATTCATTACCCCACGAACCAAGTAAATCGGAATTCGTTATAATTTCGTCCATTGGATTTAAAACGTTTGCAATATCAGAAGGCTTAACTCCATCTATATAAACAAGACCTGAACCAAAAGAGGGATTTAAAAACACTCGAATTATAATTGTTTTTCCAGTAACTTTAAAAGTTAATTTACCTTTTTTGCAAACAACTCTCACTTCTCTTTCATTTTCTATTAATGCTAAATCTCCTGAATCTTGCCACCATTCACCTGTTATCACATTAGATGAAATTGGATGAGTATATTGATTAATTGTTGTTAAACAGGATAAATCATACCATTTAAAATAGGCATTGATAAAATTTAAACCCTCAATAACATCAGAAAAAATATATTGCAATTTTTCAGTATAACTTGACATTTATGATACACCTGTTGAATATAAACCATCAGAACCAAAAGCAGAAGAATTAGTAACACCAGATTGTGTAATTAATTGATTGTTAGATAGCACACTATTAGAACCAATATTAATAACATTACTCGAAGCGGTGATAATACTACCAGAAAATACACCATGAAATTGAGAACCAATAGAAGCGATAGTTGCTCCATTAACTAAATTTTTAGTTGTAGCTATTAAAACACCTATATGTCCACAAGAACCTTGAACTAAATCATTCATTTTTGATGTTGGCTTATTATTAGTTAAAACATTATTTGAACCCATAAGAATTTGTCCCAGCATTCCGCATTCGCAAATAGAACACCAACCTTGACCAATATCTCCCATTCTTGCTATCATATTAAAACCTCAATTTAAAGCTATAATAGAACCAGTTATAGTTACTATGCCGCTAGATGTTAAATCACAACTATTACAATCAATATCTAATACACCCATAGCTGTTATCGTAACAGTTCCAGAAGATGTTAATTCAACATCACTACTAGCTTGAATATTTATTTTATCTTCGCCAATTATTTTTAATTCTTTTTTTGCTGTTATTTCTGCTTTATCATTAAATAATATTTTTGAAGCTCCATCAATTTCAACATTCAATTTTCCATCTATTTTTTTATTTTCATCGGAAGTTATATAAACATTATTTTTTCCGTTGATGATTTGGTAATTATCTTTTTTTTCCACTTTTATGATATACATGTATTCTCTCTTTTCCTGCTGTATCATCAAATTCAATAACATGCCCGCTTTTAGTTTCTATGACTCTATTGTTTGGATATACAGGTGAAAATTCTGTTTCTGGTTCATTTATAGTTGTTCCACAAACTTCAAATTCTTGCTTATCATCTTTCTTTGTTTTTACAATAGTTTCATCTATTTTTTCATTTCTAGCTAATCTGGATATTGAACTTTCATCAATAAAGTCATCTGTTGGGTGTTCTTGATTAGGGTCTGAAAAACCTATTTCAAAATTAGGTAATTCTTTTACTATAGATGGTAATACTCCAAAACATATAGGTGTTTGTTTGTCTTTATCTAAAAAACCACATATAACTTTTGTTCCTGGGATTAATGTAGAAAAATCAGAAATACCATCAATACTAGAATTAGATAAAGGCATTGAAGGTAAACACCAAGGCAAATCATTAGTTGTTAAGTGCTTTGAAATATCATCAACATTTTTACCTCTATTTTCTGTGTGAACACCAAAAATTCTAACCTTTAATCTACCTAAATACAGTGGGTCTTTATTATCTTCGACAATTCCTATATAAAACATTTTTACACCCTTTTATTGCTTGTAAAAGCATTTTTCCATAATTTAATATTTTGTGTATACTCTAAATCAGCTGTTACACTGTGTTTAATCTGAACAATCATCCATTTGCCAGAAAAACTTTCATTAACTTGCATGTTATCAACACTCGGCATATTAAATTTAATAATATCGCCAGCTTTTCTTTCAGAACTACCCCTAGTTTTTACATGTAAATTATAATTTTGAAGCGTTTGAATAATCATATTTCTATAGAGTTTTGAATCTATATCTTGATAAGTTAAACTTATTGAATTATCAACTGTTGATAAAACTTCTTGAAATAGTTTATTTGAGCCTAATAATGGAAATTCAGAACCGCTTATTTCATCTAATGATTTGGATTTTTTCTCAAAACTATATTCATAAATACTAGGTTTATAAACAGTTTGTCCAAACATTCCACTTTTATATGAATTTTCTATATTAAACTTTTTTTCAAATTGATAAGCCAATACATGATTGCTTCCAACACTATGCTCAAATTTTGTTGCTAAATACAATTCATTTGTTATTTCTTGTTTTAATAAATTTGAAATTGTGTCAAACGTAAAAAATTGTCTATTATGTTCAAAAAAAATAGCATCTTTTGATTGAGAACAAACATAATCAATAATATCAGAAGGCTTCCAATTATTTGCAACAAATTCTATTTCACCAGAAATAGAGGAATCAGTATTTAATGTTTTATAGCTTCTCAAATATGTATCTATTATATTTTGTATAACACTAGATTTTTCATCTTTAAATTTACCACTAATTCGCTGAATATTATTATTAATATTATATATTGAAGCAAGCTTTAAGTGAACCAACTCATTTTTATCTTTTCCAGTTGCTATTTTTATCTGTTGGGGTTCTGAAATAACAATAAAATCAAAAAATAATGCAGAAATATTATCATCGTCTCTAAATCTGATAGCTACACTTTCACCACCAATTATAGGCAAATTCTTAATAATATCATTTGTATCTTTAATAGTTAAATCAGCATACAAAAAATGAGAAAGCATGTTTTCATAAATATTGAACATAGTGAATACATTTTTTAAATCTATAACATCTCCATTTTTTGAAGTAATGGAAATTTCATAAATATATGCCGAATTTTTAATATTGCTCATAAATTATATAACCTCAATTTTATTTACTTTTTCAAATAATTATGGCAAAACTCAAAAGAAGCCCTCTAAGAGCTTCTTTTTTATTTGGATATATACTTTTATCATTTAATTAAAGTAAATGCTCTGAGCATAGCTTAAAATTGAATTAATGGTATATTTATTCAGGGTTGCTTATATAAATATTATCAGTTCCATCAGTTATAGCAACTAATGTTCCACTATTCAATTTTGAAAATTCTAAAACATCACCATCAATACTAGGAATACCACCAGCTCCATCTTCAACATCTATCCATGTTTGACCATCATCAATAGACCGTTTAAGAACACTTTTACCACCAACAAGTAATGAATTGCCACCACACCATATTAAAACTGGTAATATAGGGTCAAATACTGTTGTAACATTAGTCCAATGATAACCATTATCTGTAGACCTTAGTATCTCATATCTGTTAGGTGTTCCATATGAAGTTATGATACAAAAGTGGTTAGTTGTATATTCATTTAATACAATTTGTCCATTTATATTATTATTTGCATTATTTGTATATCTCATATCTGAATAATTTGAATATATGTCTGTTATTTGTTCAATAGAAATATGATTGGTGCCAGCTTGAACTAATAAAATATCATCAATACTAGAAGCTAATCCAAAAGCAATATGTCCATGACTAGATATATAGTGCATATACCCAACCCAAACAAAACTTGAAGATGGTATATAAGCTGTGTGATATGCTCCTCTACCATTACCACAACCAAATAACATATAATCCGAATTGGGTATAGGAATTAATTTAGATAGATAAGTGGAAGTTGGATTATCAAGATTTGTAATATGATTAAATGTTGTTGTTCCATTGATACAAACATATGTTTCTTGACTTGTAATAGCAACAACATAACCATATGAAGCTTTTATATCAACAATACTATTTGTTGCGGATATGGTGCATTCTGTATAATCGATAAAATTATCCGTCACAAAAATCTTTCCATTGTTTGTTGCGACATAAAAATTATTATCCTCATCCACACAACAACAAGTTAGAGTTTCAGCAATACTTGTTTTTTGTGACCACACTCTACCAGCAACACTAGGAACAACATCTGTTGTTACAATAACACCCTCTCTTCTATCCAACAATACAATATCTATTTCATGATGCCCATTATCAAGCGTTAAAATATCATTATCAACATCAGCTTCTAATAATTTAAGAGCTTTATCATTTTCAATAACTGCTATTTTATGCCATCTTCCCAAATTAGAAGTTAATTGCCAATTTAAAGCAACATCTAATTGATTAACAGAGTTTGTTAGATAGGAAACTTTTATAAAATCATCTTCACAATTTGTATCGAAAGAATTATCATTAATCATTCTTTCATTAATTTGTGATATGAATTTTTGACCAGCAATTTCTAAACTATTTTTTGTTGTTTCTTCTTTAAATTGAGC